AGTGGTGGGTTCGATTCCCACATGGTCCACAAAAAAAATATTTCGGGATGTAGCGCAGTCCGGTAGCGCACCTGGTTTGGGACCAGGGGGTCCCAGGTTCGAATCCTGGTATCCCGACAAAAAATATAATATATCAAAAATTTTAATTATCTTTATAACATGAAAAACGTATTAAAAGACCCACGACTTTATTTTTTCCTATGGATTGTTCTATCTATTATTCTTGCCATTACGTTAGGAGGATGTCAACAAAAACCTTTGGTTGAAAAAGGTGATGTGGTTGAAAAGTTCGTTATTGATTCAATGGTTCAATTGCCACCTCACAGCACAATTGAACTTGACAGGAAGTACAAATATTTCATGTCAGACAGCGGTGAGTTTACTTCTTTGAAAAAATATAATATTGGTGATACCATCACTTATATTTACAAAAAACAAGGAAAGTAATATATATTAATACAAATGCCTGAATAGCTTTAATTGGTAGAGCACCTGACTTGTAATCAGGGGGTTGGCGGTTCGAGTCCGTCTTCAGGCTCCAAATTTGATTACCCGTATGAGCAAACTAAATTTGAATGACATCCCAATGGACGATGAAGACCGTCCAAAAGGAAGACAGATTAAAAAAGAAAACAAACAACCAAAGTTAACCGACAAAACAAAAAAACCTAAAGGAAAATAATCATGGACCCCAAGACTCAAATGACTCAGGAAGATTTTTTAACTGAATTGACCGAATTAAGTCAGTCATTTGGCTTGTATAGTGAAAATGAAAACTTTGGTATTGATGGTGTTTACAAACATACCCAACCAGAAATATACATATGTCCATGGGACAACACCCAAGGAGATTGTACATATTTTGAATAATATTTGGACGGGTAGCTCAATAGGTCAGAGCAGGATGCTTATATCATCAAGGTTGGGGGTTCAAGTCCCTTCTCGTCTACTAAAATTACAATTATGAGCACAGAATATAACGAATGGTATTGGAAACTTTACAGATGGGTAAAATGGGAACTGCCCTACCAACACAAATACATTAAATATGGGGTTCAGAACCTATACAAATGGTTTTGGGTAATATGGAGAGATAGGGATTGGGATGACCATTTTATTTTTGAGACATTAAAGTTCAAACTTAAAAACACCGCAAATTACTTTGAGGAAAAACAACGTTTTGTTGGTTGGGAAGATGAGGTTAAATACATTAGAATTTGTGAAAAATTAATTACACGAATTCAGGAGGATTATTACCAAATGGAGTATACTGATTATGTTAATTTGGAATTTGATTTAATACCTATGTCAAACAGTGATAAATTTGAATATAAAAGTACTGTAACTGAAAATAATATTGATAAGTATTTTGCTTTGTATCCAAAAACAAAAAAGAAAGTTTTATCATCTGATAAATACAAAACATATGTTCCTACAGAAACAGGTCTTGCTTTGGCTATGGGTATAGAACGTCACTTAAAAGCTCGAAAACTTCTGTTTAAAATTATGGAAAGAAGAATTGAGGCTTGGTGGGATTGATTTTTTTCCGTATATTTGTATAACAATTGGACCCTTAGCTCAGTTGGTCAGAGCGGCTGACTCATAATCAGTAGGTCGTAGGTTCAAGCCCTACAGGGTCCACCAATTTTGAATAATTTAAAAAAAACCTGACTTATATCAGGTTTTTTTGTATTTATTTAGTAAATAACACTTTTTTACTAATGGATTGGGCTGATTTACTTAAAACTTTAATAACTGCGGTGACTTCAGTTATAGTTGCGTTGGTGACTGCGGGTTATTTTAGAAAGACCCAAGATAAGAAGAAAGAAAAGAAAAGTCGTGAAAAATTGGTGGAACAAATTCAAAGAGATGAATTAATTCATTTTACTTTAAAAGAGTTAAGACGAAAATACATTACAGATAGAGTTTACATCATTCAATTTCATAATGGTGGAACGTTTTATACTCAAACACCAATGCAAAAAGCGTCTGTAACATATGAAAGATGTTCAGATGGATTAGAAAGAATATCAGAAAAATTTCAAAATATTTTGGTATCAAATTACAATTGGTATTTAACTGAAACACTTGGGAACCGTTTATTCTATGTTGATGTTGATAGTCAAATAAGTGATTTACCAACCAAAAGTTTGTTAAGACACTATGGAAACTACGCACATGCTGGTGTTCCAATTTATAATTCTGATAAACATTTAATTGGTGTTTTATGTTTGAGTTGGGTTTTTTCTGAGTTTCCAATATCAATTACCAATAATGGTGAGTTTACTAATGAATTTAAAACTCAACTGTATGAAGATGCTAATTCATTAAAACCTTATTTATTATGATAGAGTTTTGGGATATTGAATTGGAAGATGAGTTGGATTTGGAAGTTGATGATTTTATTGAAGGGTTATACAAACTTGGATTCAAAAGAAAAAACAAAGAAATTTTTGTAAAAGATATTATTAACCATAATGGTGATAAAATTGATGATGGTTTATTTTATCATCTAAATGAACAAACATTGATATATTATCCTGAACCAAATTCAGGTATAACAATAAAAGGAATCGGTGATGACATTTCAAAAATTGATGAGTTTATCCGAAAGAATATTATGTGATATTTATTACTATGGAATTAACGTACCCATTACAAGGAAAAACATTTAGTGTTACATCAAATTTCGGACAACGAAATATGGGTAACCACAAAGGTATTGACCTTAAAGCAGAATCAGGAACACGAGTTGTTGCCGCAGCCTCAGGAAGAGTTATTAAAGCCGATACTACAAGTGACCCAAATGGTTATGGTGGACAAGTATTAATTAGACACGATGCTGATGGAAATACATTTTATACAAAGTATGGACATTTAAGAAAACTTGATGTTTCAAAAGGTGACATTGTAAGTAAAGGAGAAGTTATTGGTGAAAGTGGTGGTGGTAAAGATGACCCGAATAGAGGTAGAAGTACAGGACCACATTTACATTTTGAACTTTTAGATTCTGCAAGTAAAGCTATTGACCCAACATCTTATTTAAAAGGTGCAACACTTTTAGGTGGAGCGTTATTAGCGGGAAGTACGTTAACGGGTGGTGATAAAGATAGTGATGATACAGATAATACATCAACCAAATCTAAGAGTAATGTTGTAGATGATATTATGGGTGGTTTTATGAAAGGATATGCACCAATAGCGGCCTTGGCATCATTGAAAGGAGTATCAACACCTCAAAAAGAATCTGAAATTCCTAAAGAAATAATGGAAGAAATTCAAAATTTTAAAAGACTTATAAAATAAAAAAACCCCTCTTTTGAGGGGTTTTTTGTTTAAGATGGTTTCTGTCTAATTACTTAGCAGATTCAACTTTTTTAACTTCTTCAACTTTTACAGAGTCAACAGAAACTTTAGAAGAATCGCAACAAGCGCTGTCTGCACATGTGCTATCCATCAAAGTTGAGTCAACAAGAGTTGTTTCGGTTTCTTGGCTTGTACAAGCAACCAATGCAGTAACCATCAAAAGACTTAAAACTAATTTTTTCATAATGTTTTGTGTGTGTTTTATTTGTGTGTTTAAATTATAGTCAATAAATATGTTGTTGACAATAGAAGGACAAAAATTTTTTATACTATTATACTATTTATAGACATGGATAAATTGAAAAAACTTATAAGAGAAAGCTTAGTAGCACATCTTAATGAAGCCGATAGTAAAAAGAAAGATGATGTTATTGTTCCTGAAGGATGTTTTGGTGGTCCAAAACACCACATTGGTGCATTGGTAAACATTGTAGAATTGTTGATGAATGAGAAAGATGAGAACGGTAAAAGAGCCGTAGAAGACTTAAAACAATTTTTGAAGGGAAGTAGTAAAGCTGATGCCAAAGTTGTTGTACAGATACTTAGAAAACACCACAAACCACAATTTATTCCATTCACTGGTTGTTTATAATAAGACTTTAATTAAAAATATTTAAAGTGGTCAATTTTGACCACTTTTTTTATTTGGTGGAGATGGAGGGTATCGAACCCTCGTCCAGACTACCTCAACCGATAGATACTACACGTTTAGGTCAGTGTTTGCTAACACTCCGAAATTCACAATTCCCTTATTTTATAGTGGTTCGGTTTACTGAGAACTAATCCTCCACTTGTTTCTTTTAAGATAGAAACCACACCTCTAAAGACTTCTGTTCCTAGGTTAGTGTCTCCCGACCTGAGTTGCAATAGCGATTAGGCTACTACAGAAGCGTTTTCACGGATTAATCCGATAGTCGCCATTTTGTCTAAAACGTTGCCGTCTAATTTTTTGAACCAGTTTTTAATGAGTTATTTCAGCTCATACGTGCATCCATCAATCAACAATACCTGTCGATTCCATGTCATCCCCATATATCAAAGAACATTTATACAAATATAAATATACTTTTTTGAATCAACAACTATTTATTAAGAAATAATTTAATCATGACAAAAAAAATAGTAAGATTAACAGAATCTGATTTAGAAAAAATTGTAAGACGTGTTATAAAGGAGTCTATGGGTGTTGGATTTATGTCTGGAGAACCTAACGGTTTGAAAATCAAAAAAATGGAAACTCAAGAACAACAACAAAGTGTTGTTCCACAAGAAGACAATAAAGAAAAATACAAAAATTTGGTTGCTAAAGTAGATACTTATTTACCTTTTGATAGTAAAAAACTACAAAATGTTATGGCTCAAATTAAATCTGGTGCGGGTCCACTTATTAATGTTGCACAACCATTTTTAGAAGTACAAAAATTATTAGAAAAAATAAATCCTCAGGGATATAAAGAAGCTACTACATCTAATTGGAAAAATTACAAGAGTAATATATTTAACACCTCAGTTGCGGGTAATGATAAATCAGTTTACATTTCAGCAATTAATGATTTAGTTAATATGAAACAAGCTTTGAGAAATAAAGCAGCTGAATTATCAGGATTTCAAAGTACAATGCCAGAGTGGGCAAAAACAGAAGTTGGAAAAAAACTTGTTGATATGATTGCAACTCAGGCTGGAGTATCAAATATGGCATAATAAAAAAAACTAATTATAATAAAAAAGGGGGTCAATGACCCCCTTTTTTTATTTGTTAATTTTTGTTTGCCATCCTTGGAGGTAGTATCCATCAATGTCCCAAGTGCAGTAGATGAAAATTTTATCACCATCATCAAGGATGTAGAAATTAACATCCATATTATTTGACTCAACACATTTGGTTCTGTAGATAGTGTAAGGACCATTTTCAACACTTACAATATTGTAGGTGAAAGTGTTTTTAGAAGTGTAATTTTTGATAGTGATAGTCTTGTTTTCAAGAGTCATTTCACATTTAGCCATACCACTACCCAAGTTACTGTCCATATCATTGTTTACCGCATATGGGCTTTCCCAAATAGAAAGGTGTTTGTAGTTGTAGAAATTTTCAAACTTATAAACTGATTGTGCTTGAGCGGTGATAGTCAAGATGAACATTGCGATGGTGGTGATGATGTTTTTCATAGTTTGTCTTCCTTTCTTAAACAAAGATACAACCATTTTTTAATCTACACAACTATTTATAAGAAATGTACAAAATATTTTTACAAGAAGGTAAGAAAGAAGATGCCATCAAAAAGGTAAAAGAAATGTTTTCATCTCCTGAGGATGCTGAGATGATTGACAAAATTTTTGATGCTACGTCAAGTTTGGGAACCAAGTTTATTCCGTTTGTTGAGAACGAAACCAAAAGATATTTGATTGACCAAAATACAGATATTAATGATTTTATTAATCTACTTGTAAATAGACTTAGGTCATTTATCAAAAACAATGATAAAATTACACCTGAAGTAATAGGTACAACCAAAGAGTTGTGGGATGGTATTGAATCAAGAGCATTTCCAAAGTTAGACGTTATATTAAAATCACCAAAAGATATTAATTCGTATAATATTGATACATTGGGTTATTTGACGCAAGCACTTTCAATGATTTCATCTAAAAGAGAAAAAGAACGTGAGGCGAAAAAAGAAGCTGAAAAAGTATTTGAAGACGGTGATGTAATAGGAATTAGAGCCATCACACATAATGCTTCTTGTTATTATGGTTCAGGTACACGTTGGTGTACTGCGGGGCAACAGCCTGATTATTTTAACAAATACACCAAAGACGGTAAACTTTATTACTTTATAGACAAATCTAATAGAAGACAAAAAGTGGCTTTATATATTAAAGACGGTGACCCAACTGTGTATGATGCTGCGGATACTGGACATGATGTGGATTTTCTATACCACGTTTATCCTGAGGTTGAAAATTTTGTTATTGAAAAATTATTGGGTGGTGGAAAAGTAAAAGCAGGATTTGAAAGAATTAAAGACGGAACTATTTCAAGTTGGAATGCTGATAGGGTGGACCCATTAATCACCAGTTACAATAGAGATAATGAGGATAATGTCACTTTGAATTTAGATTTTAACGGAAGAGATAATGATTATTTTGATTTATTTGAGTGGAACGAAGGTGACGGTGATAGAATGTACTTAGATATTTCATTATCTAGTTACGGTACAGGTGAAATTTTTGATAGTTATTATGGTGAAGAAGAATGGAAAGAGGGATATATGTATTCTTATTTTGATGACGAACAAATGAAAAGACTTCAAACGTATATGAAGATTATTAATCCAAAATTATATGAATGTACGTTGGGATTAAAGGAATATGGTAATGATGACTGTAAAATTAAAGTTTCCGAATTCCTATCAAAGACATTTGAAAATGCCGTTGATAACATAACCAGTGAATATACTTATGACATGAATGTTGATGCCGAACGAGGTATTAAAGAATATTTGGAAAGAGATTATTCAAATATGTTTGCCGAATATGGGTTACCAATGACGGGTACATTTTATAAGAAAACGGTTAAATTAGATGACCTTATAAAAACCTATCAAAAATATAATCCAAAGTTTAATATTGGAATTTATGGATTATTAAGAAGAATTATTAATCTTGAAAATATTGACCCCCCAAGTATTGCTGATAGTGTATATGAGTTTAGGTCTGGGAATCATGAATATAGTAGTACCTACAATGCCATAGAAAAATTATTAGATACTATGGAAGAAACTATTAATGAAAATGAAAACATAACAGGTGATTACATTGACCATTATGATTTTATTAAAAAATTGGGTGGTTTTGATGAGTGGTTTGTAATGCCAGGTGATGATAGATATAATCTAAAAATTTCTGATTTGGATATGGAAGATGATAGGGTGACATTTGCAATAAACACTGTTGGTAAAGGTGATATGAAAAAAATGAGATTACCATTTGAAAAATTCAAAGATTTTATTTATAATCTACAACTTTTTTGATAATTCATAATTTTGTTGTATCTTTGTGGTAAGATGAACAGATTAGATTTATTAGAAAGAGTACTTAGCGTTCCAACCGCTACGTACCATGAAGAATATATGGTGGAATTTATTTCCAACTGGCTTAAGGAAAACAACATACCTTATGTGGTAGATGAAATGATGAACATTTATGCCACCAAAACAAGTGAAGGTTTTGAAGGGAAACTTTATCCATGTATGGTTGCTCATACCGATACCGTTCACGGAATGAATGAGATTGTTGTTCACACAGAAACCTTACCTGACTATGAAGGAAACCTTAAAGTTTGTCTTAAAGGTTATACACCTGAAGGTAAAGAAACAGGTATTGGTGGTGATGACAAATGTGGTGTGTTTGGAGCAATGTCAGCTCTTTTGGATTTACCACACGTAAAAGCAGCGTTCTTTGTTAGTGAGGAAACAGGATGTTGGGGTTCTCGTAAAGCTGACCCAAATTTCTTTGTTGATGTGTCTTACGCAATTCAGTTGGATGCACCATTGAACTACATGGTTACTGAAGTTTGTTCTGGTGTACGTTTATTTAACCGTGATAGTGAATTCTTTACCATTGTTGACAAGGTATTAGATGAATACATGCCAACTCGTGAGTATATGGTTCACCCATACACAGACGTTTCTCAATTGAAAATGAAGTTTGATTTCTCTTGTATCAACATTTCTTGTGGTTATTACAACTACCACAGACCAAGTGAGTATGTGGTAATTGATGATTTGGATAACTCAATTAAGACCGCATATGCAATGATTGATAAACTTGGATATGAAAAACATGAGTATCAGTACGATAAAGAATATGCCAAAAGTCAGTGGTACATTTAATAGAAAAGGGTCTTAACGACCCTTTTTTTTATGCTTATAACTTTATAAAAAAAAATGGGGTCAATGACCCCACTTTTATTACCGATAAGGAATATTATTCACTTATTTGATGATTACCTTCTCAGATTTTACCGATAGGGAATATTGTTTACTCTCAACCACATTTCCGTTTAGGACTTCTTCAGATATCAAATCTTCAATTTGGTCCTGAATTGCTCTTTTGATAGGACGAGCTCCATATAATTCATCATAACCAATCTTGGCAATGTGTGAAACTAATTTGTCGTCATACTTGAAAATAAGTTTCAACTCTGACAAACGACCCATTAATTTCTTTAATTCAATGTCAACAATCTTTTTGATAGATTCTTCGTTCAAAGAATTAAACACAATCACATCATCAATACGGTTCAAGAACTCAGGAGAGAAATAATTCTTCATTTCTTTTTTCAAGATTTCTTTTTTCTGTTCTTCGTTAGAATAAGCGTTACTTGAAAAACCGATACCTGTTCCAAAGTCTTGAAGTTTTTTAACCCCAATGTTTGATGTCATAATAATCAAACAATTCTTGAAGTTAATTTTTCTACCCAAAGAATCTGTAAGGTGACCTTCATCCAACATCTGAAGAAGTGTGTGGAAGATTTCTTTGTTTGCTTTTTCAACCTCATCAAACAAGATTACAGAGTAAGGTTTGTTCTTAACCTGTTCGGTCAACTGTCCACCTTCTTCATAACCCACGTAACCTGGAGGGGAACCAATCAAACGAGAGATGGTATGTTTCTCTTGGTACTCACTCATATCCACACGGATAAGTGCATCTGAACTACCAAAGATTTGTTTAGCCAATTGTTTTGCCAAGTGGGTTTTACCTACACCTGTTGAACCCAAGAAGATAAACGAACCGATTGGTTTATTTGGGTCTTTAATACCCAAACGGTTTCTACGGATAGATTTTGAAATCTTTGACACCGCATCATCCTGACCTACAACTTCGGAAATCAAAGTTTTTTCCATTCCAACCAAAGCCATCTTATCATCAACATTTAATTTGTTGACAGGAATCTTTGTCATTGACGAAACTACATTCAAGACCAATTCTGGGTCAATCGGTTTGCGATTTTCAGATTGTTCTTTTTCAAACTTCGCCTTTTCAAGTTCCAAACGTTCAAGAAGTTTTTTCTCTTTATCACGTAGTTCAGCTGCGTGTTCAAAGTCTTGTCTTTTAACAACATCAAGTTTTTGTTGTTTAAGTTCTGAAGCTTTTTGTTTTAGAATCTCCAAGGATTCAGGGATTTTGGTATCCACTTGAGAACGGGCACCAACTTCATCCATAATATCAAATGCTTTGTCAGGAAACTCACGGTCAGTGATGTAACGGTCAGCCAAGTTCACACACAATTCCAATACTTCTTCAGAATAACTAACCTTATGGTATTCTTCATACTTGTCTTTAACATTTGTAATGATTGTTAAAGTCTCAGCTTTATTTGGAGAGTCAACAACAACTTTTTGGAAACGACGCTCAAGGGCTCCGTCTTTTTCAAAGTTGGTACGATACTCATCCAAAGTGGTTGCTCCGATACATTGGATTTCACCACGAGCAAGTGCTGGTTTAAAGATGTTGGATGCGTCCATTGAACCTGAAGAATTACCAGCTCCAACAATTGTATGGATTTCATCAATGAAAATTACAATGTCAGGATTTTCTGAAAGTTCTTCAATAATAACTTTCATACGTTCTTCAAATTGACCACGATACTTTGTACCGGCAACGATGGATGTTAAATCCAATAATACAATACGTTTATCACGTAAGTTACGAGGACAATCCCCGTTAAAGATTTTCATTGCCAAACCTTCAACAATTGCGGTTTTACCACAACCAGGTTCACCAATGATAATTGGGTTGTTTTTCTTTCTACGAGAAAGGATTTGAGCAATTCGGTTAATTTCCATCTCACGACCAATAACAGGGTCCAATTTACCCTCTTGAGCCATTTTGATTAAGTCCTTACTGAAATTGTCCAATACAGGAGTTCCTCCTGATTTCTTTTTAGGTGTTGACTTACCTTCTGTGTTATCCATTGATTCAATCATAGTCTTTTATCTTACCACAAATATACCATTTTTATTTTAAATAACAACTATGACTATATGTCAGTATAATATGACAAAATGTCAGTGTTATTGATTTGGCACAATTTTGTATTTATGTTTCACAAAGATACATAAAAAATTTAAAATAAAAAAATATGTTTGACTTATTTGGAAACAACAACAGAAAATCTCTAAAACAAATGATGGACGAAATCAATGAGATGTTTGGTGATTACAACCCTAACTTTAACAGTTCTTCTATGGAACATAAAACTGAAACAGGAAGTGAAAATGGTATGGAATGGGAAAAAGAAACTTTTTCATCCCCTGATGGTAGAATTACTTACATTGTAACTACGGGTACTATGGGTGCACCAAGAAAAAATAAAAATTCTTTGGAATCATTAAAACAACAACTTGACAAAGCAGTTGAAAAAGAAGATTTCCAATTGGCAATTTATCTTCGTGATAAAATCAAAACTTTTGAAAAAGACCAAGAAGAAATTAAAAAGATTGAAGATGAGTTGAAGGAGTGTATTAAATCACAAAACTTTGAAAAGGCAATTGAACTACGAGACCAACTACAAAAAATGAAACCCTAATAAAAAGACCCTTGACTAAAATCAGGGGTCTTTTAATATTTATACTATTATGGCAGTAGGAAGACAAGAAATTAAAGGTACAAAAATTCTTAATGAAATTAATTCGTCTAACATTGTTAGAACCGAATATGATACGGCAGACAAAACTATGATTGCCGAATTTAAAAATGGTACACGTTATGAGTATGAAGAAGTACCACACAATGTATATGCTGAATTCAGATTGTCAGAATCACAAGGAAAATACTTCAATTCCAAAATTTCAAAAGTATACAAATACAAAAAATTACCTTAAATAAAAAGTTGAGTATTTATATAGGATGGATAAATACTCAGAAATATTATCTTCTTTTGGAACACAAGAAACATTAAACCCTGAAATATGGGATGATGTTGAAAGTGATGAACCAAAGTTAAAACCACAAATTAGAAAAGCATTGTTAATGATTGCCGGGGAATTCATGGATTACTTGGGTGATGATTTATTTGTTGATGATGTTAGATTTACTGGTTCACTAGCCAATTTTAATTGGTCAAAATTTTCTGATATTGATTTACACCTTTACGTTGATTTTACACAGTTTGACCCTGAAGATGTTGAAATGTATAAAGAGTTATTTACACTTAAAAAAACTTTATTTAATACTACCCACAATATTACCGTAAAAGGTTTTGATGTGGAATTATACGCTGAAGATATTGACGAATCACATTTTTCAAGTGGTGTGTATTCAGTAATGTTTGATACATGGGTTCATAATCCTGAAAAAGAAAATGTTAAAATTGACAAAGAAATGTTATTGTCAAAAACAAATTCAATGATGAGTCAAATTGATAGTATTATTGAAGATGCTGAAGGTGAAGATTATGACAAATCGGTTAAACGTTTAGATACCTTCAAAGACAGATTAAAGAAATTCCGTAGTTCGGGTTTGGAAAAAGATGGGGAGTTTTCATACGAAAATTTAGTGTTTAAATTTCTTCGTAGAAATGGTTATATTCAAAAATTATTTGATTTTAAAAACAAATTAATAGATAAAAATTTATCTGTTGAAAATACTGACGTAGAATAATTTAACAATTTACCATTATTGCTATATTTATATAGTAAAATTATGGCATTAGTAACATATTTAATAGGTCCTTGTGGTGGCGGAGCATCAATACTCGTTGATTTTGATAGTGCATCATTACCTGCAGTTAATGGTAATTACTATTTAACATTCACAGGAGCATCCACACCAGGATGTTATGATATAATAGATAACGCAGAGCCAGCAACAGGTATTGATAAAGTTTTAACACAATCTGTTGATTATAATGATTGTGCAACTTGTTTATCGGCAAATCCTACACCAACGCCAACTCCAACACAGACCGTAACACCAACTCCTACAAGAACACCTGTAACACCAACTCCTACACCAACAAGTACGGTAACACCAACAGTAACGAGAACACCAACTGTTACTCCAACATCAACTATAACACCAACAGTAACAAGAACACCAACTGTTACTCCAACTAGAACTGTTACTCCAACTGTCACTCCAACTAGAACGTTAACACCAACACCAAGTATTACTCCAAGTATTACTCCAACGTTAACACCAACTAGAACGTTAACACCAACACCAAGTATTACCCCAAGTATTACCCCAAGTATTACTATATCACCAAGTGCTACACCAACAGTAACACCAACATTAACAAGAACACCAACTGTTACTCCAACACCAAGTATTACCCCAACAAGAACTGTAACCCCTACGGTTACATCAACAATAACACCAACACCAAGTATAACACCAACAATCACACCTAGTGGTTTTGCGTTAACAGGTGGAACAACAAATACACAAAGTGGAACTATAGTATATGAAGATTGTATTACATGTTCAGGTAACACATATACACAAGCATTACCACACGCAATATATTCAAACGCACAAGGAAGGTCTGTAGTTCAAGTAGACTCAGTTGCCCTTGGTGGATTTAATGGACTAAACTCTTAAACTAAAAAACAAAAAATATAAAAATGGCTGACTTAAAACCTATCGGAAGCGAAAAATTACAAGGAGATGAAAAAATCAAAAGAATCCTTGAAATCGCTAGATATCAAGAAAATATTCCTTCAAGAATCAATGAAACTTCAAGAGTGGAATTTGCTAAACAATTAGCTGATGGTACTAACTATGAAATCGTAAAAGAAAAACAAGGTTATATCATTAAGAAAATGGTTAATGAATCTTTGGAATACATTGAGCCTATGAAAAATAGAAAATACTATGGTTCATATTCTCAAGCATTAAAAAGATTAAACTTAATGGCTGGTGAAGTTAATAGACTTACTGAAAATGAAGAAGAGGTGTCTATGTATAACATCGGTGAACAAAAAAAGTTTACATTAAAAACTCCTAAAGCCCCGGCTCCGGCACCTGCTCCTGAACCAGTTGCAGAACTTCCACCGCCAGCTCCAGCACCTGAAGAAGGTTCTATGGATGCTCCTTTGGATGACGCAGGACTTGACGCACCTGAAGGTGGTGAAGAAATGGATATGGACATGGAATTAGATACACCTGATGGTGATATGGAAATGGACATGGATTCTGAAACATCAGAACCTGACGAAGAAGTTACATTTAGAGTTGTTCAAAAACTTACAGGTAAGTTAGGACAAAAAATCAGATTAATGAACGATTCTATTGGTATGACATCTGAAGATATTAAGTATGTTATCAATTCAATTTTGTCAGCATTGGATTTAACCAAACTTGATGAGGAAGACAAAGAAGATGTTATGAACAAATTTGAAGATGTTGAGGCTGATTATGAAATGGATGACATGGGTTCTGAAGGTGGTGATTATGATATGGATGCAGATGCGGGTGATGATGAAATGGATTTAGATATGGATACCGATGTTGAAATGGATGGTGAAATGGGAGAAGGTATGTATGGTTCATTTAAGAATGACGAATGGTACGATGAAAATGATAGACCATATACAGGTGATTTTGACTTTGATTTTGATGAAGAAGAGTTTGATGAATTTGAACCAATGATGAAAAAACATAGTAATAATGCGATGTTTCAAAAAGGACCTGAGGGTGAAAGAATGTTCAACGCATACAAAGAAAAATTCGGTCCAATGAAAGTTAGAACTAAAAGAATGAGTAGTGAAATGTCTGAAGAAGATAAGGTACACTCAAAAATTTCTTCAATAATGGACGAAATTTTCAGTGAATCTAAAGTTGATAAAGTTTTATCTTCGTATTTTGTTGTAAATGAAAATGAACAAAAAACAAAGAGTAAAAAACTTGTTGAATCAAAAGAACAAAAAACAAACATAATGAGTCAAGTTAAAAAATTGTCAGAAAGTTACGAACAAGAATTGGCTTCTGAATTTATCTTGAAAGAAAATAATAATTTTAAATTCGTTGGGAAAACAAACAAAAGTAATTTAGTATTTGAACACAACGGAGAACAAATTAGAGTAACACCAAAAGGTGAAGTTTTATGAGTCATTTAATCTATATTAATGGACTTGGTCCAAATTATAGAGGAGATAACATGTATGAGTTTATCTTTAGTGATGAATTAGACGTTTGGGGTGAGAATTGGGATTCAAGACCAGCACATGGTTACCCACAACCACCTGAATTAAAATATATAAATAAAGTTGGACTACTGAAAAATACGGTGGTCCAACTTGAACTTATACAGGACTCTGATTTTATGGGAGTCACAGACGCAATGGAAGATGTAATTGCGTTAGCCTGGGAGAAAGATGAAAGTTGTGAAAATGAGACTCGTCTTGTTTTTCGTTTCGGAGATTCAGAACAGAAAGTAAAAGATAAATTGTACGAAAGAGACATCATTTTAGAAATTGAAAAAGACGTTGTATATGAAAAATAATAAAATTAAACAACTAATGGAACGTGGACTGAGCCATAAATTGTTATCAACAATGAATGAAGGTCAAATTAATCAACTACATAAAATGATGGTTGGTGAACAAGTAAAGGCAACAACTATGGTCAGTAGTAAAAACCCAAATGCATCGCAAATCGCAAAAGATTTAAATGATAAAGGGATTAATGTGACTATGACAGAAATGGGTGAAGATGCCGATTTAGACGATTCCGCTGAAAAAGAAAGTGGTTTTGACCCTTACGCTGGCAATAGTGTAGGAAATGATGATGGTCCATCTAGTGATGATGGATTTGGTGGTGGAAATGATGGTATGGGTATGATGGAAGAAAAAAACAGTTCAAAAGCTTTCGCTATTTGTCATTCACAAGTTGGTCCAAAAAAATCAAGAAAGTGGGAAAGATGTGTAAGAGAAATTAAAAAACAATTAAAAGAAGGAAAAAATCCTTATTTACCTATAATGGAAGCCGCTTTGGCTAAAATGGTTGAAAAACATATTTCACCAAAAATGACTAAAAGTGAATTAATAAACACTTTAAGTGAACAAGGTATTATTACTCGTCCATTTAAAAATAGTATGATTGGTTTTGTTGATGAAACAAAAATGGACAAATCAAATAAAAATACATATGTTTCTAAAAAAGAAACTATGGAGCAAGGTACAAAAACAGCACCGACAAGAGTAAAACCTGGTACTAAAGAAAAAGAAAAACCTGGTAAAATGGACCCTTTTAAAAATCCAAAACACCAACCAAAACCAAAAGCAGAAAAAATTGATGAGCAAGGTACTAAAACAGCACCTCCAGTAGTTAAACCAGGTACTAAAGAAAAACCTAAAACTTCTGACCCGTTCAAAAATCCAAAGCACCAACCAAAACCAAAAGCATCTACAGAAGCTCCAAAAATGGGTACTGTTAAGATTCCTGATTATTTAGAATTTGACCAATTAAAAATTGATTTTAAAAACCAATAATGAAAAAGAAAATAATTGTTAGAGAGGCTCCAATTGATTATGGAGATACCCCTGAAAGAATGTCACCTGATATTGAAAGAACAATTCTTTCAAGAGGAACTCCGTTATCTGCGAATCCTGCATTTCCAAATATAGAACAAGGTAATATACCTGAAACGTTTGAAGAGTTAGTAGCGTCTAAAAGATTTAAAGATGTTGTTGCTAAAGTTAGACGTTATGTTCCAAATGCAGGTGCTGATATTTCAAGAGGAAATCCTTTACAACAATTACAAAGAACTATGATGAGTATGGCCATGCAATTGTTACAAAAACAAATGGCTCATAAAGAATATCTTGAAAATTTGGCAATTGATTTGGTTAGAAAAGAAATGGGTGTAAGACCTGACCAAATTAATTATGTTGCAGAACTTGTAATGCCAGGACAAATTGATATGACTGGTTTTCAAAAACAAGGTGAAGAACCTGAAGACGAGGAAGTTGAACAGAATTTCCAAGAAAAAGAAGAAGACCTTGAAGATTTTATTTCAGCATTTGAAAGATTTGATATTGAAAAGGCGAAAAGAAGATTTATTAATGCATTAATTCAAGGTTCGTCTAAAAAAGGACATTACATGTTTGAATTAGTTAGAGATGAATTAGATAGAGTTGACCCCGACTTATTGAATTTGTACGGTGTTGTTATGTCTGTAAATGATTTATTGTATTGGGTATTACCTGATGAGATGATGGACATGATGATGAGTCAAGGTGGTGTTGGTGGTAAGGAAGAGGTTGATATTCAAACTGACCCCCCAACAGTTAAAGCGACGGGTGTATTTTTCCCTATATTAATTCACGAATTAATTAAAGGTACTATGGAAATCTTGGGAACACAAGGTCTTCCTGATGACCCAAAACAAGCCGAAATGGTCATGGCATCAACTGACAGCTTATCAAGTGAAATTTGGGATTTAAGAATCGGTCCAATATTATGGGAAAAATTCTTGGCAGCATATCCTGAACAGTTATTTGATGAAGATAAAAAATTCATACAAAACTACCTTTTTGCAAGATTTTCAGCATTATCTGCTGATGAATTTTTCAAATTAGCGAAAATGATTTTAAGGGGTGATGCAAAAGCAACATCAATCTTAGACAGAATGGTTAAGGAAATTGTGGAACATTTGAATGAGGAACATAGTGATGATGACGAAGACTATGATACTGATGAAGATGGTGACACTATGGGTCCTGACGATGATGATTTGAGTGATTTAGATGATTTCTTAGGTAGTTTAGGTATTGACAGGTCCTAACACTAACCTTTTATATGGGTTTAACCAGAGAACAATTACTATTAGAATATTCAAGGTGTATTAAAAACACACCATACGCTCTTAAGACGTATCTTCAGACTTATGATAACACTCAGTCAAGATACGTCCCATTAGAGTTATTTCCTGACCAAGTTAATTTGGTTGAGGATTATGAAAACTTCAACGAAAACATTGCATTAAAATACCGTCAGGCAGGTGTGTCTACGGTAACTGCCGCTTGGGCAAGTAAAAGACTTGTATTTGCATCAAAACAAAGACCTGAAAAGGTTTTGATTATTGCAAACAAATTGGATACTGCCGTGGAAATGGCAAACAAAATCCGTGGATTCACAGAACAATGGCCTTCGTGGGTTGGTGTAAGTTTTTCACCTGATAAAAACGCCGCAAGACACTTTAAATTATCTAATGGTTGTGAAGTCAAAGCGGTTGCAACATCTAAAGATGCACTTCGTGGTTATACCCCAACTATGTTGATATTTGACGAAGCTGCGTATATTGAAGCAGATGGTGATTTCTGGGCGGCTTGTATGGCTTCGTTGTCTACGGGTGGTAAAGTTGTTGTTGTATCAACACCAAACGGATACGACCCAATTTACTATGAAATTTACGAACAAGCCAATCGTGGAATGAATGATTTCAAGATTACCGAAATGTTTTGGTATCGTGACCCTCGTTATACTAAAGATTTGTATTTGGTTAAGACAGATGAGATTATTCATTTTTTATTAAACCGTGAAGAATATACTTCAGATAGGATTATTGATTTTTCAGGTCGTGACCCTTACGAAAGAAACTATGATGAGTTAAAGGCTTATTTTGAATTGGGATACAAACCATGTTCATCTTGGTTTGAGGCGATGGTAAAGAAACTTAAATACGATAAACGTAAAGTTTCTCAGGAATTAGAATGTAATTTCTTGGGTTCGGGTGATAACGTATTTGATGCTAATTTAATTAAAAATATTACAGATAATATGATTAAAGAACCCATGAATAAAATGATGGGTGGTGGACTTTGGATTTGGAAAGAACCTGAACTTAATCATAGATATATTATGGGTGTTGACGTATCTCGTGGAGACTCAGAAGATTACTCAACATTCCAAATTTATGATTTTGATGAAAGGGAACAAGTTGCCGAATATGTTGGAAAACTTCCTCCTGATGTATTGGCGGAAATTGCTTACAAATGGGGTAATATGTACAACTGTTTTATAGTAATTGATATCACGGGTGGTATGGGGGTTGCAACCGCAAGAAAACTCCAAGAATTAGGATATAAAGATTTATATGTTGATGGTGTTGATTTTGGTAACAGATGGAAATTTGACCCAAAGGCTGCTGATAAAATACCTGGTATTAACTTTAACAACAAAAGGGTTCAAATTATTGCCGCTCTTGAAGAAAGTTTAAGACACGGATTAAAAGTTCATTCATCAAGATTGTTGAATGAAATGAATACGTTTGTTTATATTAATGGAAGACCTGACCACATGAAAGGACAACATGATGATTTAATCATGTCTTTGGCTATGGCTGTATATGTGTCAGATTCATCATTTTCACAACTTACTAAGGTTACAGAACAAGCAAAAACTATGTTGGAGTCTTGGCAGGTTACTTCTTATGACCCACCAAAAGAACAATACTTTAATCCTGCAATGCCAAATACAAATCATAAGTCAAACATTGCATATCAGAATCAACCAACACAAAAGGATTATCAAGACTATTTATGGTTATTCGGCGGAATGAAGCGTTGATATATATTAGTATTGATTTAAATTTTAACTATGGAAGAAAAGAACCTGACGATATGGCAAAGATTGTCCCAACAACTTGGACCAAATTCCCTTTTGGGTCAAGATATTCCCACTTATAAGTTTGATAAGAAAGAATTATTAAGAACTACGGATAAAGCCGAATACGAAAAAGAAAAATTACAAGCTCGTCAAACTTATTATATTTCAAGTCAATGGGCTAAAATTGAAAATAATTTATATTCTCAAGCAATTTATTATCAACCAACAAGATTGGCATCATACTACGATTATGAGTCAATGGAGTATACTCCTGAAATTTCTGCGGCTTTGGATACATATGCCGAAGAATCTACAACGGTTGATGAAAATGGATACATGTTACAAATATACTCTGATTCACCAAGAATTAAGGCTGTATTAGGAGATTTATTTAATAACGCATTGGATATTAATACAAACTTACCAATGTGGACACGTAACACCGCAAAATATGGTGATAACTTTGTTTTCTTAAAGTTGGACCCTGAAAAAGGTATAGTTGGTTGTTTACAACTACCAAACATTGAAATTGAACGTATTGAAGTTGGTATGAAAGGTAGAGCAACATCTGGTATGGGTGGTGCGGTAGCTTCTAATAGTGATGCTAAAAGTTTAACATTTACTTGGAAGAACAAAAATTTGGAATTTAACACATGGGAAATGGCTCACTTTAGATTATTGGGTGATGACAGAAAACTTCCTTATGGTACCGCAATGTTAGAAAAAGCAAGACGTATTTGGAAACAATTAATTCTTGCTGAAGATGCGATGTTGGTTTATAGAACATCAAGAGCACCTGAAAGACGTGTATTTAAAGTGTTTGTTGGTAACATGGATGATGCTGATATTCAACCATACGTACAAAGATTTGCACAACAATTTAAGAAAGACCAAATCACTGACCCACAAACAGGAAACGTAGATATGAGGTTTAACCAAATGGCTGTTGACCAAGATTTCTTTATACCTGTAAGAGACCCGGCAGCTCCAAACCCAATTGAAACTTTACCAGGGGCTACAAACTTATCAGAAATTGCCGATATTGAATACATCCAAAAGAAACTTTTAACAGCATTAAGAATACCAAAAGCGTTCTTAGGTTTTGAAGAAGTTGTTGGTGATGGTAGAAACTTATCATTACAGGATATTCGTTTTGCTCGTACAATCAATAGAATTCAAAAATCTATGGTTGCCGAACTTAACAAAATTGCAATCATTCACCTATTCTTATTAGGATTTGAAGATGAATTAAATTCATTCCAATTAAGTTTGACTAACCCATCTAAACAAGCGGACTTGTTAACAATAGATGTTTGGAAAGAAAAAATGTTGTTATACAAAGACGCTGTTGCACCTATTGAAGGTATTGCTCCAACATCTCAAACTTGGGCTAAGAAACATATTCTTGGATTCTCTGATGAGGATATTAAACTTGACTTACAACAACAAAGAGTTGAGAAAGCAGTTGCTACTGAAATTGCTAATACACCTAACGTAATAACAAGAACAGGATTGTTTGACAATGTTGACAAGTTGTATGGTAATAATGGAGCACCAACAGGAACCACAGAAACACCACCTGCAGAAGGAGGTGATATGGGTGGATTTGGTGCTGACTTAGGTGGAGAACCACCAGCAGGAGGTGAAGTACCACCGGCAGGAGGTGAAACTGCGGTTACACCCGAATCAGTTAAAAAGAATATGAACATCATTTTAGAGCGTGATAATTTGTATGGTGTTGATGAGGTTGATTTAGAACGAGGAAAACGTTCATTAGGACTTATTGAAGAACAATTAGGAAAACTATTAGATTGATATATTTATTAATATGAAATTTGGACAATTACTTAGCAAGATAGAAGGATTAATGATTAATTCTTATGTGAATGAAACAACAAAAATAGAGTTAAAAAACTTTAAAAGTTTGGTGTTGGAGAATAAAAATGCCAGTACAATGTTTTACATCTACACTGAATTGTCCAAGAAAAAAGGTTATGATAAGACATTATCTGAAGCTTACATCAACGAATCTTTAAGACAAGTTGAAAAAATTATTCCAAAATTAAAAACTCAAAAAATTGAATATTGGGTTAAAGATGTTGTAAGTGAAAACAACTATAAAGATATTGATAATTTGATTTACAATACTCCTGATAAGATTATGGAGAATATTGAAAGCAGAAAAAATTTGATAAAAACTTTAAGTGAAAGTACTGAAGTTAAAACTACAATACAATTACCAATAGAAACTTTGATGAATATTGCCAATAGAGAAATAAGTTCTTATATTGAAAATTTAGATGAAGATTCTAAAAGAGATTTATCTAAAGTATTAATGACTGAAGATGTGGAATTATCAAAAGAGTTTGAAGATTTAAAAGTAAAAACAATTCACTCTTTAAGTGGTATTAATGAATCTATGGATGATATCACAACAAAAAAATTGCAGGAAACTATTAACCAAATTAAAGGTGAAGAGTTTTCTAAAATCAATTATGTAAGATTATACAATTTGTATAATAACATTAATTAATCTTTAGGTTTTTGAGATTCAACGTATTGAGCTTTTAATTTCTGAGCTCTACGTGTAACAGATGGTTTTTCATACTGAAGTCTTTCTCTCAACTTTTCATTTTGCTTGGTTTTAATTACCTTTCCTTTTAATTGTTTCAAGGCTTTTTCCAATGGAGTCTTTTCGTCTATTTTTACTTTTAACATATTATAGTAAATAATACAAAATTGGTGAAAATTTGACAATAGAATAAAATTAGATTATTTTTTTTCAAACAATAAACAATTTATACACATGATTATTAATGAAAAAAGGAAAAACATCACGAATTGTAGGATTCAACAATTCAAAAGTGAGTTATGGAACAGTTGATTCCAAAAACTTTAAATCAGTTTATCTTAATCTACAAAGTTGGGTTTCGCCAAAACAAAGTTACGACAATTGGGAAAGAATAGTATCAAATTTTAGTAGACAGATAAAACACACAATATTTGAAATATTAGACCCCACATTTTTTAAAGACAATTATATTGTTGATTTGGATTTAAGGACTAGCGGAATTGTTTATGGTAAGAAAAGTTTTATGAATTTGGAAATTACCTTATTCTTATCACAAGAAGTGGATTTCAAAGATACAATTCTTAAAGATAAATTAAAAAGAATTGCCAAAGAAATTTATATTGAAAACTTTAAAAAGAACGAGTATTTTGATTTTACACTATCTAAAAAGAGCAAAGAAGAAACATCTTAATATTTATTACTAAAACATACGTATGAAAATATTAGGACCTACCGACACAGGTAAAGGAATATTGATTGAAATGGATGCAGGATATGTGTCACCATCTCATGAATTTAACAAAAAGATGCTTGAAGAAAATCACAAGAATTTCTTGGATTATTCAAAACCTTTTGAATTCTATGCCGTACTTCAAAAATACAACACACCAAACCGTAATGGTAGAGTGTACCCTGAAAGAATCTTAAAACGTGAATCTGACAATTATAAAAAGATGATTGAAAAAGGAACATCTCTTTCAGAATTAAACCACCCTGAATCATCATTAATTGACCTTGACCGTGTGTCTCACATCATTAATGATATATGGTGGGACGGACATATCCTTATGGGTAAGTTACGTCTTCTAACATCACCAGGATTCCATGAAAGAGGTATTGTATCTACAAAGGGTGACCAAGCTGCTAACTTGTTGAGACAGGGTGTTACTTTGGGTATATCTTCACGTGGGGTTGGTTCTTTAAAAAAGAACGGTGAACAAAATGAAGTACAGGATGATTTTGAATTAATCTGTTTTGATTTGGTATCTTCACCATCTACACCTGGAGCATATCTTTTTACAAATCCTGATGATAGAAGTAAATTTGAAGAAAATTTGGAAGAAGAAAAAGTTTCAAGAATGTCTCCAATAGAACAAGATAGTGGAACAAAAATGAATCGCTCTATTGACTTATTGAAAAAATTAAACCATTATTTGGACAGATAATTTAAAAAACATGGACGAAAAATATTTTGTAGCAAAAGTACAGTACGATTTACCTGATGAAAACACAGGTAAATTAAAGAAAATCCGAGAGGAAAAATTGGTTAAAGGTTACTCTGTAACTGATGTTGAAGCCAAGGTAACATCCCGATATACTGGGTTTCAACATGATTGGAGAATCACAGCAGTCTCCGAAAGTAAAATAGACGAAGTTATTGAAGATTAATAAAAACCCCTCCTAACCGAGGGGTTTTTTATTTATTTAGGGTTTTTACTAACCCCAAATAGAATTTTTTGACATATGGATATATTTATATGTTAAATTATTCTATAATAATATGACAGATAAAAAGTCGTTAGTTGAGGAAGCACTACTACAAATGAAAAATTTGGAACAAGTAGTTGCCGAAAATGCAAAAGGAATACTTGCTTCTACTATGAAGGAAGAAATCTCAGAATTAGTAAAAGAGTCTTTGAAAAATGAGACTGAAAAAGAATCAAAAGAAGTTGAAATGGATGAACAATCAGAAGATGATTTAGACATGGATATTGATATGGATTCTGATGATGAAGACATGGATGATGTTGAAATGGACATTGATATGGATTCTGACGATGATGAATCGGAAGATGAATTTGATATGGACTTTGATATGGATTCTGAAGATACACTACCAATTGACCTTACAAATGCGTCTGATGATGAAATCTTAAAGGTTTTCAAATCTATGAGTGATGAAGATGGTATCATTGTTAAACAAGATGGTAACCACATTACTTTAAACGATGAAGATGAAGATGTTGAATACATTATTCAAACTGAAAGTATGGACGAAGTTGAAATGGAAGAAGAGTACATGGAAGAAGAGTACATGGAAGAAGAACAAATGGATGAAGATGAATTATCTAACGATGATTTAGAATCTATGATGGCTGACATTTTTGGTAAAGAACAAATGGACGAAGTTGAAATGGAAGAAGAGTACATGGATGAAGAACAAATGGACGAAGTAGTGTATGAAATAGAAATGGAAGAACAAGAAGACGATGACGATGAGGATGAAGATGAAGATGAAGATGAGGATGAAAACATGTCTGAAGGTAAAATGACAATTAAACCAGTTATGGGTAAATTAACAAAATCCTCTTTAACTAACAAAGCTAAAAAAATGGAAACTAAAGAAGGGTCAATGATGAGTAAACCTGTAGTAGGTAAAGGTGTTAAAACTGGAAGTGCTAAATTTGAATATAAAGAAGGTAGAAAAATGGAAACCAAAGAAGCGGCTATTGAACCAAAAGGTAAAGCTAAAGGAGTTGGTATGAATTTAAAACCTAAGAAGTTTGAATACACTGAAGCTGAAATGAAAGAAAAGTATGGTTCTAAAAAACACGAATACAGACGTAAGGATGTTGATGGTGTTGAAAAGAAAGCTGGTGAAAAAGATGGTCATTACAAAGATTACGAAAAAGAGGAAACTAAAGAAGCTGCTAGAACATTAGGTAATGGAACTAGAAATTACGCTCAAAGAAAAGGTTTACCTAAAATGAAAGTAATTCCAAATCAAGCTCTTGCTGAAGAAGTTGAAAGATTGAGAGAAAAGAATGAAGAATACAGAAAAGCACTTAATATTTTCAGAGAAAAATTAAATGAAGTTGCTGTGTTTAATTCAAACTTGGCTTACGCAACAAGATTGTTCACAGAACATACAACAACAAAACAAGAGAAGATTAATATCTTAAGAAGATTTGATGATGTTGAGTCATTAAAAGAATCAAAATCATTGTATTCATCAATTAAAAATGAATTAAATACCACGACTCAAAACGTAGTTACAGAATCTATGGAAAAAATTGGTAAATCACCAGCATCAGGTTCTTCACAAAACTTAATTGAGTCAAAAACTTATGAAAATCCACAATTCTTAAGAATGAAGGATATCATGCAAAAAATACAAAAATAAAAATAAATAAAACTTAAAAACAAAAAAATACTAAAATGGGTGCATTATTAGAAAGCGGTCTTGTTGGTAACATTGGTTTAAAACACCTTAAGGTTATCAAAGAAGACACAATCAACAAATGGGATAAACTTGGCTTTTTGGAAGGTTTAAAAGGTCACATGAAAGAAAACGTAGCTCAGTTATACGAAAACCAAGCTTCTTTCTTAATCAATGAGGCTTCTTCAACTTCTGATAGCGGTTCTTTTGAAACAGTTGTTTTCCCAATCGTGAGAAGAGTATTCTCTAAATTATTAGCTAACGACATCGTGTCTGTACAAGCAATGAACTTACCAATCGGTAAATTGTTCTACTTCGTACCTAAAATTCAAGGTTATTCTGGTGGTACATCAACAGATGGTTTGTTTGGTGGTTCAGGAACTCACTACGCACCTATCGGTTCTCCAGGAAACTACCCTGGTAATCCTGATGCTGGATACACTTCAGGTGATGGTACATTTAACCCAATCTATAACAAAGATTTGTATGATTTATTCTACGAAGGAAATGAGGCTGGTTTAAACCCTCCTGGTTTGTTTGACTATTCAAAAGGTCAGTGGACTGCTATTACAGCAAATACTGTAACTTACGCTTGGTCTAACGCTGGTGTTTTATTACCTGCAGCATACCCTGAAGATAACTATAGAAAAGTTATCATTGTTATGAGTGGATTCTCTAACGCAGGTGCTGGTCAATTGATTGGTCCTAACGGTAATACTATGGATACTGAAGAATTCTTGTCAGGTTTGAACATCTTAGGTGTTTCAACTAACCAATTTACTTCAGCAAACACAACTAACCCTTATTTATTCAGAGTTGTTACTCAAAGATATGGTAAAGGTATTGTTCAATACGGAAGTCAAGTAAATACTACTTTCCCAGTAAACAAAAATTCAGGTGGTTCTTACTACAACGTATGTGACGCTAATGGATTTATTTTCTTGGAAATTGATTTACAAGCTCCTGTTTGTATTACTTGTGGTGATTCATCTATGGATGGTTACACAGGTTCTACTTTCTCATCTGATACAACTACTAACGATGCGTTCTTAGCTATCTACAGATTGTATAAAGAATTGGAATTTGAAGACCAAATTGGTGAAGTTTCTTTTGACCTTGAGTCAGTAACTGTTTCTGTAACAGAAAGAAAATTAAGAGCACAATGGTCTCCTGAATTAGCTCAAGACGTTGCGGCGTTCCACAACATTGATGCTGAAGCTGAATTGACAGCATTGTTATCTGAGCAAGTTGCTGCAGAAATTGATAGAGAAATCTTGAGAGATTTGAGAAAAGGTGCGGCTTGGAACTTGAGATGGGATTATAACGGTTGGAAGAGACTATCTTCTAGCGGAACAACTCCTTACACTCAAAAAGATTGGAACCAAACTTTGATTACTGCAATTAACCAATTGTCAGCTCAAATTCACAAATCAACTTTAAGAGGTGGTGCTAACTGGATTGTTGTATCTTCTGAAGTATCTGCTATCTTTGATGACTTGGAATACTTCCACGTATCAAACGCAGCTCCTGAGCAAGACCAATACAACATGGGTATTGAAAGAATCGGTACTTTGTCAGGTAGATATCAAGTATATCGTGACCCTTACTTCCCAGCTAACCAAGTGTTAATCGGACACAAAGGAACTAGCTTGTTGGATACTGGTTACATTTACGCTCCATACGTACCTTTACAGTTGACTCCAACTATGTATAACCCATTCAACTTCACACCTATCAAGGGTATCATGACAAGATACGCTAAGAAAATGGTTAACAACCGTTTCTATGGTAGAGTTACAGTTGACGGAGTTAGAACATTCAACTTACAAGAATTGAGATAATTTATCTCAAACGTCATAAAAAAAGGGAACTTAGGTTCCCTTTTTTGTTTTATAAAGGTATTTATAATGTATAAAATAAGATGGCTTGTAAAAAATCAATAATAAAAAATAACTCAATAACATCTATTGGTGTTATTAATTATACTAGATGTTCGGATAATTTAAATATAAATAATCACGAAGTATTAGAAAATGAAACTATTAATGTATGGTATATTGACGGTACTTATTCGACAGCATCTAAAAGTATTCAAATTCTTTCAACAATTGATTGGCCACCACCAGTAACTCCAACTCCAAGTATTACAGCATCTGTTACTCCAAGTTATGGAGCAACTCCAACACCAAGTGTAACATCAAGTTTAACACCAACTCCAACTATAACATCTACAATTACACCAACACCAACTAGACCTGTGTTTACAATTACATCATTATCTAGCGGTACAACATCATTAGATGCTTGTTCAAGTCCAAGTCTTCAAACATATTATAGTAATGTTGCTATTGGTTTTTGGACTACAGGAACAACAATATACTTGAATAGTAGTTTTACAACACCAATTTTTGCAACATATCTTTCAGATTCTGGTGGATTACCAGGTAACACTGTATTTCAAACAAATGGTTCAGGTAATATAATATTAATTGAGTCGTGTCCCGCACCAACACCAACGGCGACAAGAACTCCAACACCTACACCTACACCCACAATAACACCTACTAATACGGTTACACCAACAGTGACTGAAACTCCTACTAACACACCAACGGCCACAATAACGGATACTCCTACTCAAACACCAACTAATACACCAACACCTACGGTAACGGATACTCCTACTCAAACTCCAACTGAGACACCAACACC